ATACCAAAATGGTTCGCCTTGGAATAATGTTAACAGAACAGTTCATGCTACAGATACATCAACAAACTTAGGAGATATTTTAGACAGATCAGGTGCTTACATGTCAGGATCGTGGCATGATACTAGGCACTTCTTTCACTCTATGGAGAACACATATAGAGGTTCCTCTACATATACCAACGCAATGTCAATGTCAACTGAATCTGGTGTAGCACATCAGTCACAGTGGAACATGACGGTGAACAGAGGTTCAATGGGTTCTCACCAAGATCATGTGTTTGCAGGTGGATACTCATACCTATATGGTGGTGGTAACTCAAGAACTGACGTGTTCAACTTGAAAACAGAGGTTATGAGAACCTCAGGTTTCCCACCAAACTTTGATGATGGTGGCGATGACCCTACATGGGGTGGACATGGTAGACTCTATGGTTGGGTCAAGAGATCAGGAACTAGAAGAGGTCAGTTCTTCAAGACTGAATCATGGGTATCATGGGAACACGGACCAGGTGGTGATGGTTGGAAAAAAATTCTTCCTACTATGTTAGGACATATGTATGTTGGTACAGGTAATAACAACCAAAACGGTAACCAGAAGTGTAATGACCTTACTGGTATTCAAGTTAGAGGTCTTAACTTCGGTAATATGGGTGAAGAAAACTTTGAAATGGGTATGAGAAAGGGTTATTGCTTAGGTAACTATAATGGTGCACAGAACAATAACACATTCAAAGTTAACTACAATAGTGATAGTTACAACAACCTAGGTGGAAACTCACCCCCAACAGGACATGGTGGTATGTCATCAGCACACTGTTCGTCCTCTAGTTCTGTATCAGGACAGGGCAACTACGATTATGGTACAAACATTCCTAACTACTAATGATTAGCACAACTTCAAATGACGTCATCGTTTTAGATGTCGAGAAATATCCTCAGGTAGGGGAGTGGGGTATCCGTGTTGGAACTTATTTGGGATTAGAATCCTATCATCTTGCAGACGAATATTTTAAATACATACCACAGCACATAACTTATCTTAGGTATCCTAGTAAAAATGGTATCATGGGAGATAAGTATTGGGGAGAGATTAGATTCCAGAGATCCGCCTATAGTGTAAATGAAGAAGGAACTACAAATAAAGCAAAAGAAGTCATAGATGATACAATATACTCAGATTATGTTATTCCTTTCATGACAGATGTGATGACCCTAGCGATTCAAGAGGAGTTTGAACACAGACATAATATTCTTATGACTAAGTTTTCTACACTTGAAGAAGCAACATGGGTAGATCAAATATGTGAGGCAACCGCATATATTGCTGATAATTCTTTTGAGACAAAACTTATACATAAGTTAGCAGAGGTCAGGGACTTGACAACTTTGCAGTTTGCGACTAAAATAGTTGATAAACAAGCAGAGTTTAAAACAAAACTCTATGACCTAGCAGTTGCAGAACAAAAGATGATCCATATTGTAACTGGATGTACGACTGTTCGTGACTTAAATGTAGTGCTTGAAGATTACTTCAGCGTTGCAATGTCTAATACACAATGCCTTGAATATGGAAGATGCACAACCAATGAAGAAACAGGAAACATCGAACGAAAAGTTAAGTTCGACTACTCAGGAGGACTTAAGTTCTGATTATCATATCAGAGAGACTTTAGAAGATTTAAAACATATAAGTGAATATGATGTAGACCAGTTTGATGAAGCACTGATGGCATGGTCAGAGCAACAACACTTCGGTCAAACTAAATTTCAAAACGAATACTTTGTTGTAAACTCACAAGTATCCCCATACAGACAAATACGTCAAGCAATGATGGAGATACAGGGTAGAACTAACGCACTACAAAAAACTACTATACAGTTCAAGCGTTGTCTTAATGACATTGCTAGAGTTACTGCTGCTCGTGATAAAGAGAAAGATGAGTTTCATAAGGTTGACAGACAGTATGAACTAGAGTTACTGTATCTCGATAAACAGATATGGTTAAATAAAATCCACCAATGCAAAGAAGAACTTAATGGTTTGTTTGACATTATCAAAGCAAAGGCAGGAACTAATAATCCAGACGAGATCACAAAAATATTAGAAGACAAAGAGTTGGAGACAATGGAAGAGCATAAGTATTGGATTGCTCGTATGGGAAAACAGAGTGCTATAGATTTGCTAACTACTGGTAGAATCCAAGCAGGTAACTTAGAATCTATCTTGCAGATGGCACCAGAAGATCAAGCAGCAGTTACTGATCTTGCTATGACATATTCTACTGCAGTTAATAAATCCATTGGAGGTATTAAAGAAGCAGCAGAAGAAAGAGTAGAAAAAATGTTAGACGGAAAACCACCCCAATTATTTGACACAGCAGGTGTTTTATCAGATTATGCACACAACAACCTTAAGGACAGGAGTCTTCAGTCTTCCGATCAATCCGAAACTCAGTCCTGAGTTTATTGATAGTGACTTTATACCTTTTCTAAAGAAACACTCTAACTTACTATACGACCTATATTTTACTACGAGAATGCCCCCATTCATGCAAGATGCAATGGGCGATGTTTTTCGTACGGATAATGACGCAAAAGGTGCTGTAAAGAATGCTCTCTACATAGCACAGGAGACAGGCATACCATTATCAGCAACATTTAATAATATATGGGTGAGACCAGATCAAAAGAATCTTGAAACTTTTATCACCAATTTTAAATTTTTATATGATAATGGTGTAAGATGTGCAACTATACCTCATACATCATGGGTCTCTACGGGTCAGATACAACGGGAATACCCAGAGTTAGAGATAAAGAATACTATACTCAGAGAAGTATCTAAACCAAATGAAGTAGTATCACTTGCAAGTGCAGGGTTTCATTATATAAATTTAGATCGTGATGTAATGAGAGATAGACCATTATTAGATCGCATTGTAGAAGCAAAGAAATATTGTCACAGCAAAGGTAATGACATAATGCTATCACTCTTGGCAAATGAACATTGTTGGGGTGGTTGCCCTATCATGCCAGAGCATTATCAATATAATGCAACAAGAGTAGGGAGTGACCCTCAATACTTTAACAGCACTATAAGTCGTGTGTCATGCTCACGTTGGGAACAGTATGACCCTGCTAGTGAACTCAAAGCAGCAAACATTCCGCCATGGAGAGAGGATTGGGAAGAGTTCCTAGATGCAGGTATTGATGTGTTCAAGTTACATGGCAGAGAAGATGCTATGAGATTGAAGGAGTCTATGGACATCATAGAAAGATGGGCAAATCATGATGAAATGATGCAACCAACATTTAGTGAGTACATGGACGACGTGGAGATGCCAGAAGCACCTATAAATATCTGGCGAGAGAAAATAAAATCTTGTAGGTTCGATTGTTGGGATTGCAACTATTGTGAATCTGTGCTAGAATCTAGGTTAAAGAAGCAAAAACGAAAGGAAATGAATCCACTTGTTGATCTTGCAATAAGGTCTATTGATGCTGCTGTTGATAACAAATCTAACTTCAATCCAAAAGGATATGATGTCTTAGGTCTGTCATCAAATAAAGTCAGACATTTACTTAACAACTTATGTCAGGAACGTGGCACTGTATATGTAGATGCAGGTTCATACATGGGTAGTACAGTATTTGCTGCTCTGTATGGAAATAGTGCGGTCAAGGCATACGCTATTGATGACTTCCAAGATGAAGTAGTAAAACCTAAACGTAAAGACTTACATAAACCTTATGAAGATATAACAAATCCAGTTGATGAGTTCATTAAGAATGCAGAAAAATGGATGAATACTGATTGCTCTATTGGTTTCTCAGTTAAACCTATACAGGCAGTTGAGTTCAATCCTAAGTATCCCCCTCGTGTTATATTTTATGATGCTGCTAACGATCATGACATGATTCCAAATTTAGAACACATACACAAACATGCAGACAAAGATTATATACTGGTAGTTGATGATGCAAACTTTGAAGGGGTGATGGACAAAACAAAAGAGTTCACCAAAGATAAGAATATTATATGGGAGAGAACTATACTTACAGAGACATCAGAAGATGCAAATGATTTCTGGAATGGTGTACATCTCGCAGTAATAGAAAAATGAGTGACATAACAATATCAGACAGATTTATCAAACTCTCAGAGTTTGAAGCAATATATCATGGATTACTGGACAGTTATTTTCCGTGGAATGCGTCTAAGATTGTAGATGACACAAAAGAAAATAGGCATCGCAATATGCAGATGACTCATATGTTCTATGAAAAACATACACCTGACGAGTCATGTAAACTTTTATACCCGATCTTGCAGAAGTTACAACCCTGTGCTATAATCAAAATCAAAGCAAACCTTATCATGGGAACTGATACGTTAGTTGAACATGGTATGCACATTGATGTATTAGATGCAGAGGATAGAGATTATCTCAAAACTTCTATCTATTATATGAATACCTGTGATGGTTACACACTATTTGAAGATGGCACTAAGGTAGAATCCATTGCCAACAGATTGGTTACATTTCCAAATGGTATGAAACACACAGGAACATCAACAACAAATGCTTCTTTCCGTATGGTAATCAACTTTAACTATGTTTAAAAAATTATTCAACAAGTACTTAAACCTTGTCAAAAAAATTGATGAAAGACACTACTGGCCTCTGTTTATATTCTTATCTTGTTACTTTGTTGTACCCTACAGTGAGTTTGTTATCACAGCACTCATCATATTATACTTTAAGTTTGAAGGTGCATTCCGTAGGATAGGTGGTAGGT